ACCGGGTCCGCAACTGGGTGGTCTTCCCCGCGATCGGCCTCGGCGGCCTGCTCGTCGCCGGCGCGGTCCTGTCCGGCGGCACTCACGTCGCGAAGAACACGCCGCCGCCGCCGGAGGCGCCCGCCTCGCAGGCCAGCACGTTCCCGTCTAGCACGCCGGCCAGCACCCCGGCTGACCTGTCCGGGCCGCTGGGGTCCACGTTCACCGTCAGCACCACGGACAGCAGCGGGAACGACGTCAGCTACGACGTGACCGCCGTCAAGGTCCTCGACCCCGCCCGGGGAGCCGACGAGTACACCACGCCCGACACCGGGAACCGGTTCGCCGGCGTCGAGTTCACCATCGCCGGCGACAGCGGGTACTCCAGCGATAACGCCAACAGCGACGCCGTGATCCAGGGCGACGACGGGCAGTCCTACACGGCCGACTTCAGCTCGATCAGCGCCGGGACCAACTTCAGCTACGGCGACTTCGGCGTCACCGCCGGCCGCACCCAGACCGGATGGGTCACCTTCCAGCTGCCGCGCGGCGTCAGCGTGGCGTCCGTCCAGTGGCAGCCGGACGTCTTCGGCAGCCAGCAGCCCGCCACGTGGACGCCCTGACCCGCCTCTCACCGGACGGAGTTAACCGATGCCGATCGACCAGCGCGTGCGCCTCGACGACGACCTCGCCGCCGACGTGCAGGCTTACGCGAAGAAGTACAGCATCAACGTCACCGACGCCATCCGGGTCCTGCTCCGCAAAGGACTTGACGCGGAATACCGAGCCGGGAACGGCGCCGACGTCTACGAGCAGAGGTTGGAGTGGCCGTGATTACCGGCTGGTGAGCGCGTCCGGCAGCTACAAAATCTGGAAGGAACTGTCCCGATGAAGATCGAAGCACAGATCAGCGAAATAGCCCTCGACGATGTAGTCGACGAGGTCTACTCCGAGGACCGCGACGAGTTCCGCTCCATCACGCTCCGGGAGATGATCGCGGACCGGCTCACTGCCGCGATCACTGACAGCCCGCAGTGGACGGCGATGATCGGCCGTGCGATCAAGGACAACCGGGAGCGGATCGAGGCACTCGTTATCGACGCAGTCGTTGAGTCGCTGCGGCAGATGGTCCTCACTGAAGCTGGCCGGCAACTGCATCAGGTGACGAGCGCATCAATGCGCCGCGGACAGGACTCAACCGCAGTTCAGTCGATGATTGCCACCGCCGTATCGGAAGCGATGCGCGCCCAGATCAGCGACATCGTTGATCAGGTCCGGGCCGAATTTCCAGGCGAGGTAGCCGCGCTTATCCAAGAGGCGCTGCGTTCCCGCTAAACGGCCGGTGTACGCGTCCACGTTGACGGGGAAGACGACCCGGGCCAGCGCCCCGTCCCCGGTCTGCTGCTGCCGTAGTGACCCGAACCCGGGTGACGCGCGCAGCACCGTCTTGCCGAGCGTGTGATCCGCGGCGATGGCCGCGCCGCACGCCGCGTGCAGCTCGTAGGCCCGGGTCCGCGCGGCGGCGACGTCATGTTCCCCGTCGAGGACCTCGATGGCGCACATGACGGCGTACCGTTCCCGGTCCGGCAGCACGGCCAGCCCCTCCGCCGCCGCGGTGCCGGTGACGACGTTCTCGTCGGCGTTGCCGGTGTACCCGACCGCGACGGCCTCCAGGCCGGGCGCGGCGGTGACCTCGGGGCCGTCCCGGACCGGGACCCCGGCCAGGCCCAGCGCCGTCGAGGTGCGGAACGCGGCGGTAATCGCGGCGATGGCGGCGGGGACGGAGGAGTAGTAGGTCATGTAGCCTCGGCTTCAGCTGCCTGGGCGCGCAAGCGGGTCGACAGCTGTCCTAGGCAAACGGCGGGCGAAGGGAAACCTGACCCAGGCGGCCAAGGCCCGGCGGTCACGCGATCACCGGCCGGGGCGGTCCGAGCCATTCCCGGGCCTTGTTCGGGACGGTGAAGAACTCGCCGGGGTAGTCCCTGACGTGCTCTTCGGGGCCCATGACCCCGGACCTGGCCGTGAGCTGCCCGCGCTGACTTTCCCAGACGTGCTCGAGCATGACGAGGCCGCCGCGCTTGTACCGGCCGGGGATCTGCTGGAGCCCGGCGATGTAGGCGGCGTCGACGAGGCCGGTGACCGGCGGCCCGCCCATCACGCGGACCACCCCGGACGGGCTCACCACCATCTGGGTGACGTCCCAGGTGATGGCCCCGTCCCAGGAGGCGACGGAGGTCAGGGAGATCACCGGGGCGGACCAGAGGCGGAAGCTGCCGCCGCTGCCGACGCCGCGGCGGCGGAGGTCGAGCCTGTCGGTGACGGTGCGGCGGACGATCGTCTGATGCAGGTACTCCTCGAGGGCGCCGGTTATCCCGGCCAGGTAGTCGCGGAGCAGGTCGTCGTACTTGTGGTCGGCGGGGTCCATGCCGAGCTGGGCTTTCGCGTCGGCGAGGGACACGATCGCGGGCCACGGGGTGGGGGCGGCGTCCCACTCGTCGTCCCAGGAGGTGACGGGCGCGGCCGTCGTGGCGTGGGCGGTGTACCGGCCGGGGATGGTGGTCTGGTAGGAGAGCCGGTACTGGCCAGTAACCGCCGCGTCGGTGATCGCCGGGGTGGCGGTGGTCCCGTCGGGCAGGGTGACCGTGAGGGTGGCCGAAGCGGCGTGGGCCAGGTTCCCGGATGCGTCGAGGACGTCGAACGCGATGGGGTACATGCCGCCGGCGCTGATCATGGCTGGCCTCCTTCCTCGGCGTGCGGTAGCGGCATCTGCCCGGACTCGGCGTGCGGGATGGTCATCTGCCCCGCGGCGGCGCTCGAGGTTGCCAGGGCGGCGGTCCCGGCTTCGGCGTGCGCGAGGCCGGACTGGCCCGCGGTGGCGGCGGGGATGGTCATGGTGCCCTGCCGGGCGGTCCCGTAGGTGATCACGGGGGGCAGCGCGTTGGCCAGCCCCCGGACGCCTCCGGTGCGCGCCCGCTGCGGCCTGCGCCGGGACGGCAGGGGCCGCCACCTCGGCGGGGGCGCGGACGCGGGCGGCGGTGCGGGCCCGGTGCTGCCGTGCCACAAGCCGCGGTTGCGGGGCCTGCTGGTGATGACCGGGCCGGGGCGGCGTGCCGGGGTGCCGAGGGGGGTGACGACGCGGCTGGCGTTGCCGTGCCATACGGCGCGCTGCGGGGGCCTGCTGCGCGGCTGCACCGGGGCCCTGGTCGCGGCGGTGGTGACCGGGGCCAGGTTCGCCGGTCCTGCCTGGCCGCCGCCGGTCCTGCCGCGGCCCGTGACGGCGCGGGACGGGCCCGGACGGCGGATCTGGGATGCTGGCCGCTGGTACGCCTGCGGTGCCGCCGGGGCGATCGCGGGCGGCCCGGCGTTCCCGTGCCACACGGCGCGTGCCGGGGCCGGGCGCCGGGCCTGCGGGCGCCATGCCGGGGCCGCGGTGCCGAGGGGGGTGACGACGCGGCTCGGGCCCCCGTGCCAGAGCGCGCGGGCCGGCACCCTGCGGGGGACCTGGACGGGGGGCCGCCGGTACGCGGTGACGACGGGTGCTATCGCCTGCGGGGCCGCGCCGCCGTGCCAGATAGCGCGTGCCGGTCCCGGCCTGCGGGGCTGAGACCGCCAGCCGGGGCCGGGCGTTCCGCGCGGCGTGACCGTGCTGCTGGCCAGCCCGGCGCCTGCCAGGCCCAGCGGCCCGGCCTGGCCGCGCTGCGGCGGGAGGTGCTGGATGACCGGCCGCGGCATGGGCCGCGGCATCGACCCGAGCGGGGTGACGATCGCGGACGCGACGCCATCACCGGGCCTGCCCGCGGGGCCGGTGCGGGCCCGGGCCGGGGCGGGGCTGCGGAAGACGAACGGCCTGGGCCGGGCAGGGGCGCCCAGCGGCGTCACTACCGCCGAGGCGACACCGGCACCCGGCCGCCCCGCCGGGCCGGACCGGGCCCGGTCCGGCGCCGGGGATCGTGCTATGAACGGGCGGGCCGGGACCGGCGCGGCCGCTGCGGGCGCGGGGCCAGCGACGCCGCCGCCGGGCCGGCCGGACGGGCCGGTGCGGGCGCGGGCGGCGGCCCGGGACACGATCGCCGGCCGCATGACCGGGGTCGGCGTGGCAGCTGCGCCGGCGGCCAGCGGCGGAATGTCCTGCGGCGGCTGGTAGAACGGGATGCCGAGCGGCAGGCCGGGCAGGTTCCGGCCCGGCTTCCACCAGGGCGCAGGGCGCAGGGCCGGGGAAGCGCCGGCGGCCGCGGCGGCGGGCGGCAGCACCTCGACCGCGACGATGCCCCAGAAGTCGGCCAGCCCGCCGGAGGTCGTAAACCCGACCGTCTGGTTCCCGCCAGCCGACGCGACCGTGCCGCTGACCCCGTTGTCCGAGCCGGAGTTGCCGCTGGTCGCCTTCGCCCACTGGATGGTGACGCTGTTGGTGCCCTGGAATACGCCGAGGCCGGACCCGCCGAAGGATGCGGCCGCGACGATCAGGCCGCCCGTGGTGGTCGACGGCACCGAGGCGGTGACCGAGGCGGCGTTGGCGAAGTTCGTGACCGCGGTGCCGAGCGACCCGGCCCCGGCCACGCTGACCGAACCGGCGTTGTGGTTGGCCGGCGCGTCAGAAAACGCGACCGAGACGGTGTTGCTGCCAGTCGGGCAGGTCCCGCCTGCCAGGCCGTAGAAGGCGATCCCGCCGGCGGTGCCGTTGTTGCCCGGGACGAACCCCAGGAACGGGATCGTCACCCCGCCGTAGGTCACCCCGGTTACGGTGTTGACGCCGCCGGTGAAGACCGTGACGCCGACGATGATGCCGTTGCCGCCGTTGACGTGCGTCCAGGTCCCCGGACTGGCCGTGAACGCGGTCCCGGCGGAGGACGGGCCTGCGGCATCGAAGGTGACGGCCACGGGTTCTCACCGCCCTACGAGGACATGCGCCCTCCCTTAGCCGATCAGCTCGCAGGTCAGCTCCTGGCAGGTCATCGACGTGACACCCGTGGTCGTGGACCAGGTGCTGCCGGCCATGACCTTCTGGGTGCCGGTGGTGATCAGCCCGGTCGCCGTCTGGGCCACCGTCCGCAGCGCCGCAGTGATCGGGATGGTCGTCGTGGTCGTCCAGGCCCCGCCGCCCCCGGCGACCGTGGACCAGTACAGCGTTCCCTGGCCGTACACGGAGGCATTCGCGCCGTCCGCCGGGCCGGTCAGCGCCTTGACCACCCCGTACCAGAACATCATCCACGGCGCGCTGGTAGCCGAGACGCCAGCGGTCTGCGCCCCGGACGCGGCCAGGATCGCCTGCGTGGTGCCGATCGCGGTGCCCACGGCGTTCATGTAGAACCCGAGGATGCAGTTCGGGGTGGCGCTGGTCGTGGTGTACTCGCCCTGCGCGTACAGCCGGATCCGGGTGCCCAGGCTCAGGTCGCCGGGCCGGATCAGCACCTCCGCCGGGGAGATGTCGGTCAGGGCGGCGGCGATGGCGGGGCTGGCGCTGGCCGAGTTCAGGTTCGGCTGCGGCGCGGACCACAGGACGCCTGGCATGAAGCCGCGCCCCTCTCAGTACGAGCAGACGATGTCGGAGGTGAACGTCGAGGAGTTCGCCACCGAGCACGTCACGAACATGTGCAGCCCGTTGTTCGCCGCCGCGTCCGCGATCGCCGGGATCTGCCACTCGTACCCGGACGGCGGGAACTCCTCCCAGGACGACCCGGTGGTGAACGGCAGCTCCTGCTCCCACACCACGACGCCCAGGGTGGGTGCCGTGGTCCACGCGGTGAAGTTCGTCAGCAGCGACGCGGGGGCGGAGAAGTCGTGCGGGACCGGGATCGGCGTGGCCGTCGACCCGTCGCTCGAGTTGCCGGGGCGGGCGAGCTGGAACAGGACGTTGTTTCCCGCGGCCGCGGTGGTGGAGACGATGTTGACGCGGACGCCGACCGCCCACGCCCGGAACGTCGCCGCGGCGACCACCGAATGCAGGGGCGTCGCGGTGCTGGCGTTGACGGTCACGATCCCGGACCGGGCCGTGTAAACCTCAGAAATAGGCACCGCAGGATCCCTTCAATCGGCGCCGGGCAGCGCACAATGAGCAGATGGCGAAACGGAGCAGGCGGCCCGTCCTGGCGTGGAGTGAGGGCACGGTGACTCACAACCGGGCCAGCGAGCCCGGCGCGCTGGAGGTCACTATCTGGGGCAGGCGCAGTAAGTGGCACTGGCGGCGGGACGTGGGCGTGGTGCTCGGCGAGGAAGACCTCAAGGTCCTGCTGAAGAACCTGGAAAGGCTCGGCCCAGTCGGATGAAGCGCACGACGAATGAGCAGATGAGCGAAACAGGCAGAGGCGCCGCGCGGATACAGGTGGCCGAGTATCAGATCGTCCGGCCGGACGGAACCGTCCTGCTCAGCGCGACGACGGTGCCGGGCACGTTCGCCGGATGGGCTCTCCCGCCCGAGGCGGCGATCCAGGAGGCGTGCGCTGCCCGGTACCGCGTGCTGCCGGATGACGAGTCGTGGACTCCCGAGATCTACTTCCCCGACGGCTATCCCGGCCGGGACGGGGACTGGCCGGAGGGTGTACGGGAGAGGCTCGCAGCCTGAGTTACGTGCGCGGCACGTTGCCGTTGGCGATCAGCAGCCCGGACCCCTGCCCGGGGGCGGGCCCGGGGACGTGCTCCCAGCACTGCCCCAGTGCCACGACCCCGACGCCGATGACCTGGCCGCCGGGCCCGGGGATCGGCACCTGGGCGGGCACCAGCGTCACCGCCTCGCGCAGCGGCTGCTCCGGGTCGGCCTTGCGGGCCGCGCAGCACGAATTGCACAGGCCCAGCGGCCCGGCAGCCTTCACCGGCGGGGAAACCGCCAGGCCACGACGCGGATCGGTCACTGGCCCGCCCCCTGCTTCTTCGCTGCCGCCGACGGCGTCCTGGCCGGGGCCTTCGGCTCCGGCTCGTCCACGTCGTAGGTGACGTCCAGCGGTTCGAACATGTGCCCGTGGCTTCTCATGACAGGATGGTCGCCGTGGGCTATCTGCCCGGCCTGGATCAGGACATCTTCCTCGCCGATGTGAGCCCAGCCACTGTCGACGGCCTTGTAGAGACGGGTGCCGGTCATCGGTTTTCCTCCTGTTCCGGTTCCGCGATCAGGTAACCGTGGAACGGGTCATGCCAGCGGTAACCGAGCTTTTCCAGCAGCTTGTTCAGCTCATCCCGCTCGTAGTAGCCGTAGATCGAATGGTCCTCGATGAACAGCACCGGGCGCAGCCGCGCCAGTGTGCCCGCCATGCCGCGCAGCGCGTGCAGGTCCGCGCCCTCCACGTCCAGTTTCACGAGATCAAGGCGGTCCAGGCCGCCGAGAAGATCATCCAGCGGCAGCCCGTCAACGAACCCTTCATCATCGCTGCCGGCGGCCAGGACCTGCGTGGAACCGTCCCGTGCGCACGCGTGGGGAGACAGCAGGTTCATCCGCACCCGCTCATCCCACGCGGCGACGGGATGCACGGTGACGTTGGTGATGCCGTTCAGGCCCAGGTTGTGTTCCAGCCGGGCCGCGGTGTCCGGGTTCGCCTCGACGGCGATCACCTCGGCCGCTTTCGCCGCGGCCCGCAGCGCGTAGTGGCCGACGTGCGCGCCGACATCAGCGAACACGCCGCCGTCCGGGATGCGGTCAAGCACCTCGTGATCGATCCCGGCCTCGTGCGAGAGGGCCAGCGAATCGCTGAAAACCTTACGCGGGTCGTCGATCTGCCACTTCAGCCCGGCGAACTCCACGATCTTGCTCACCGGCCGGAATGCTTCCAGGATTCCCTCGAGCGCGGGTTTCCAGTGCCCGGCGAGCACCCGTTCCGCGTCGTAGGCCAGCGCGTGTTCCCGGGCCGCTGCCTTTTTCGCCTGATAAGCCGGGCCCCGCTGGTAGGCCTCCTCGTAGGCGCGATAGATGGCGCCGATGCTGGGCTTGACCCACCACGAGTGCTGCTGCGGGATGTAGAACTTCTCGCCGGGCACCTTCCACCCGCCGGCGCCGGTCTCGGTCATCGCCGAGCAGTCAGTGACCACCACCGGCGTGCCGCACGCTTGCGCCTCGACGACGGGGAGGCCGAATCCCTCCCCGTACGAGCAGTTGGTGACCAGGTCCGCGGCACCGTAGGAGGCGGCCAGCATGTCCTGATCGACCAGGCCGGTCATCAGCATGTACTGGCTGGAGAACTTGACCGCGTCCGTAACCCCGGCCCGGTCCACTACCTCCTGCACGTCAACGCCGAAACTGGTCTGGGCCATGGTGTGCAGGATCAGCAGCGTGTCCGGGTGGCGGGCGTGCAGCCGGGCGAACGCGGCTACCTGCTCGGGGAACGCCTTGCGCTGCTTGTCCATGTTCGCCGCGTTCATGAAGATCACGAACTTGCCGTCGACGCCCATGGCCTCGCGCAGGCCCTGGCGGTCCTCCGGCGGCCGGAAGACGGTGGTGTCGATGCCGTGCGGCACGTAGAACACCGGGTCGAAACCCGCGCCGGTGAGCTGTTTTTCCCCGAAACGGGACATGGCGACGGGGATCGCGCCGCCGCCGTATGCCTTCAGCCGCCCGGCGTCCATCATGCCCATCGGCTCGCAGTCGACAGGCATCCACGCCGCGACATTCAGCCCGGCCAGCGTCTCATGCGGCACGCACCACAGGTCGGCGAGCAGGAGCACCAGGTCCGCGCCGAAGTGGCGGGCGTGCATGCCGGCCACGTCCCCGCCGTAGGGCGCATCACCCTGCGGGTAGACGGGTATCCCCCGCCATTCGAGCATGCTGCCGCGCAGCCCGAAGTACGCGGAGATCGCCACGTCGTGGCCGAGGCCGGCCAGGCGGGGAGCCCATAGCGCGCACTGCGTGCCGTAGCCGCTGGGAACCCAGGGGGCGTTTGAGTGGATCAGGATTCTGGCGATGACAGTTTTCCCCTTCTCGGGTAGGGGCGGGACCGTGTGGCCAGGCGCGGGCCCCGAGAGCCCGGCCCGGCCACGCGGCGTCTCAGGGTCACTGGACCTTGAGCAGGCGGAACGCGTTCTGCACGAGGATGGTGCTGTTGTTGAACCAGATCGCGAGAATTCCGCGCTGCCCGGTCGGGAACCTGTTCGAGCTTCCGAACAGGTGCGGGATCAGCTCGATGCCCATGCCGACCCGGTCGACGATGAGGAACTGCCTGAACTCGCCCTGCAGCAGGACGAGCGCGCCGGACGTGGTGACCGACCCGGACATCGCCGAGGACTCGTAGGCGTCGTAGCCGTTGATCGCGGCGGGCTGCCCCTGCGACGGCCGCGCCCACCCGTCCCCGGCCGAGGACGCCTGGGCGCGGAACAGGCTGCGGAGCTTGTTGTAGGTGGTCTTGGACGCCAGGTACTTCGACCCGGCGCGGAACCGGACCGGGATCGCGCCTTCCAGGGCGTCCAGGTCGGCGAGCGCCAGGGTGAGCGTGGTCGCGGTCGCGACCTGCGACGCGGTGCCCATGGTGGTGATGATCCCGCCCGCGTTCGGCGCGGTGCCGTTGCCGAGGATGAACCCGGACGTCCCCGCGCCCTCCTCGACGGCTTTCGCGTCGGTCAGCAGGTACGTCATCTGGGACCGCAGCTCGTTCCACGACACGTCCAGCTCGATCGAGAACGGCACGAACGCCTGCACGCGGGTGGTGCGGATCGTCGGCTGCGCGAGGGCGGGGCTGCCGTCGGCGGCCTCGGTGGCTTCCGCGACACGGGAGACGGTAACGCCGGTGCTGGTGACGAAGTCGTATTCCTTCCCGGTGATCTGCTCGACCCGGCAGATGTCCCGCAGCGGGTTGATCACCCCGTTGTTGGTAAGGATCACGGTCGGGTCAAGCTGGAACGGGACCGCGAACCCGCCCGCGGAGTCGGTGCCAAGGGACAGTGCCTTGATTTCCTGCGAGTTCAGGCCGTGGACCGACTGGGCGCGGAGCGCCTTCCCGAACGCCTGGTCATACAGCGGCGAGCCGGTGACCAGGATCCGCCTGGCGAGGGTCCCGTTCTCGTCGTCGATCGTGTCGAGGAGCTTCCCGACGGTCGCCTGCGCCTTCTCCCGCGACGGGGCGCCGGGGAACCGGTGCTGCTCGACCGCGCGCCACGCGTTGTCGCGCAGCAGGGCGGGGAGCTCGTCGACGGAGCGTGCCTGCTGCCGGATCGCCCCCAGGTCGTAGATGTCGTGCCGCAGGTGCACCGCCGGGGTCCCGCCGTGGTACGGCTGCGCCTGCGGGGGCTGCCCCCCGGTGCCGCCGGCCGGCTGGCCGGAGTCGTCGCGGGGCCGGTCAGCGGACTCGCCGGCGGCGAGCAGCTCGGCCATCTGGGCGTTGCGGCGGTCCACGGCGTCCAGCGCTGCCCTGTGATCCCGGGCCTCGGCGACCAGCTGGTCCCATTCGGCCTGCACATCCGACGGCAGCAGCGCGGCCGGGTAGGCCGCGGCGATTTCCTGCTGCCGTCCCTGGATGAGGGTGATCCTGCTGCGCCGGGCCTCGATGGTCAGCGCGCCCTCGTTGTCCATTCCCGTGTCCCTTCCGTTGACGTGCTGTTCCGCGTGGTCGCCGGGGCTGACCGACTTCATGTGCGCCTCGAGGTGCGCTTTCGCCGCTGCCGCGTTCGTCAGGCCCTGCGTCTGCGGCAGCCTGGACAGGGCGTTCCTCGTGCCCGCCGCGTTCGGCGGGTCGCCCGGGTGCTTGTGGTGCGGCAGCGCGTACGACCCCCGCTCATCCGGCGGCCCGGCCTTCCGCCCGGCGCAGATCGCGGCGTAGTCGGATCCGGACTTGCACGCTGACATGGCCGCGTTGCCGTCCCACGCCGACTCATCCACCGACGCCGCGCTTACCTGGTCTGCGGCGGTCTCCGCCGTGATGCCCGCGGCCAGGATCGCCCCGGCCCGCGCGGCGCCGGCGGGCTCTGCGGTACCCGCGCGGGCGGCTTCGCGCACGGATGCGGTAATACCGGTGATCAGCCCGGCGGCTAGCGCCTCCTGCGGGGTGAACCACGTTTCGTCGCGCATCAGGCCGCGCCAGTAATCTGGCTTGCCGCCCGCGGTGTCCGCGTACACCTGCGCGATCTGCCCTGTGACCGTGTCCAGCCGGTCAGCCAGGTGCCGCATGTCAGCGGATCCGCCGTCCGCGCCGGCCCACGCCTCGTGAATCATCATCTGCGACGTCTTCGCCATCAGCCGCGTCTCGCCGGCCATCGCGATGACCGACGCTGACGACGCGGCGAGGCTGTCAACGATGGTGGTGACGCCGGGCCGGGCCAGCAGGGCATTGAAAATCGCGTACGCGTCGAACACGTCGCCGCCGGGTGAGTTGATGTGCACGTCGACCGGGCCGTTCACCGCCGCGAGATCCCGGACGAAATCCTGCGCGGTAACACCGAAGAACCCGATCGAGTCATATACGTAGATCTGCGCCGGGCCATCGGCCTCATTGGCGATCCGGTACCAGCCGGCGCCATCCCGCTGGTCGCGAGCCGTGCGTGTCATGGGCGCGCTCCGTTCCCGTTGGATGCCGGCACCGCAGGCGTGAAGCCGGGCAGCGGCTCAGCGCCCGAGCTCGGCGGGAGCAGCTGGACCGACGTGAGCCCCGAGTGGACCAGCAGCTTCCAGTCGTTGTTTCTCACGGCCTTCACCGCGGACTCGGGGGTGAACCCGTCACGGATCAGCAGCGCGATCGTGGACGCCTCGGTCGCCTGGACGCCCGCGCGGTCGCCCTCGTCCTGGCGCATGAACGGGATGCGGCTGTCGTACCACAACGCCGCGCCCGGCGGCGCGGTGAGCACTGGCTGCAGCGACGACGCCGCGTTGCCCCATAGATGGGACAGGGTGCTCTCGGCGAACAGCCGCCGTGCGGCGTCATAGTTGCCGGCGTTGAGCGACGAACCCTGGAGGCCCTCGGAGAATCCCGCGATAGTCGGGTGCACGCCTGCCGCCGAGGCCAGCCGCGACTCCGCGCGGCCCTGGACGACGGCGTAGTCCATGTCCCTGAAGCTGCTGCCGACCGTCACCGGGTCAGCGCCGCCTCCCAGGTACAGGGTCTTGAACGCGTTCGCCACGCCGCGGTGCTCCTCCTCGAGCAGCTCCTTGAACTGCCGCACCGCGTCGATGCCGACGGCCGGGTCGAACCTGATCGCCAGGTTCGGGGTGGCCCCGTTCTCGAAGAACTTGTATTTATGCTCGACGGCCATCTGGTCGGCTTGCAGGTCCCGCAGCACCGGCGAGATCCAGCTCTCGCCGAGGAAGTGCGCGTCCGGGTTAGGCAGCGGCGCGTAGTGCGCGACCTGGGACGGCTGGAAGTACTTCAGCGGCCCGCCTGGCGGCGCCCACAGGTACCCGGCGACTGTCGTGTCCGCGGCCAGCCACGGCTCCGGCACGTTCTCGGCCGACCCCAGGACGATGATCACCCACGCCGGGCGCAGCCGGAACAGGCCGCTGCCCTTGCGGCGGATGTAGGCGTTCCCGGCCGCTGACGCGTCCCATTCCATCCGCGCCAGCAGGTCACCGGTGGTGCCGCCCGGCCACGGCTGCTCCAGGACCTTCAGCTCGGCCGTGCCGAACAGGTCACCCGGCTGCGCGCCGGCGAAACGGGTCCACTGGAACCGCGCCTGGGAGAACACCCTCAGCCGTGCGTAGATCAGGGAGGACACCGGGCCTGACGTGCGCGCTGCCCGGTCCGCGGTCCACGCGATCCGCTCCTGGTCAACCTGGCCGTACGTGGTCTGCAGCAGCGGGTACTCAGTGCCGCCGTAACCGAACCAGCTGGCGTACTCGTCCAGGCTCAGGGACGCCCGCGGCCTGCCCCGGGACGCCGCGAACCGGGCGTTGACCCGGTCAAGAACGCCCGGCCTCACGACAGCACCAGCGAAAGCACAACGACCAGGGCGATGAGCGGAGCGAATGCCAGGAAGCACCAGGCGATGAAGCCGTAGCCCACGCCGATCTGCTCAGTCTCCATCCAGATCTGGTCGGGCGGCGGAGGACGGGACTCGCTCATCCGGCACGCCGTACCTGACCGGCACGGGCCCTCCGGACCGCCTCAGCCTTACGGGCCTCGCCCCAGCCCTCGATTACCGCGGAACCGCACCATGCCAGCGCCAGCCACGCGAGCGCGCACGCCTTGTACGCCAGCCAGCCCACGCCGAACAGCACCAGCGCGATCACCGCGAGGGCGGTGCGGCCAGGGCGCGCGGCATGCGCACGCTCGCTGATGCGGTCCAGCGGCACGCGCTCGGTGACGGAGGTCATTTGCGGTCCCGTTCCCGTTCCCTCTGCTCGATGAGGCGGTCCCGCTCGGCCTGGAGATCTGGCGGCAGCGTGGGGTCGCACTTCCGTGCCAAGACCTCGTTGACGCGGGCGCTGATGCGGTCCGGCAGCGTCGAAGCCATCACATGCCCTCCGGGACTCTCTCCGGCCAGTGCCAGGTTCCGCCCGCCTTGTCGTGCTCGTCGTGCTCGGCCTCACGGAAGAACAGGCCAGTCGGGTTGAGCACGCACAAGGTGGCGGGCTCCATCGGCACGTCTTCGGTGTTGACGTACGGGCCGCCGACGTCTATCACCTCGGCGATGATCGCCGCCCGGCACTGGCTCTTGAAGGCCTGCGAGCCGTCCGGCCGGACCGGCGTGCCGTAGCTGACGTAATGGACGATGCGGCCCACCGACGGCTGCTGAGACGTCATTGGCGGTAGTCCCCGTCCACCGGGACATGGACCAGCAAGCTTGAAGTGGCCTCCGC